ATGTAAATATAACCGATAAAGTCGTGTTAGGTATAAAAGACGGTCCAGCCAGTGTAATATACCAAAAATACATTCCTAACTCCAATTCAACCTCTTCTACTCTCTATAATGTAAATGTCCCTTCTGAAAATACTTTAGTTGATAGAAATATTCATATTCAAGGAACTATTTCTTGTTATTACGAAACAGCAATTGCAGCAAATGCAACAGATGCCGCATCTGGTGCAGTTATATTTAAAGTAGCACCAGCAGCCTTTCCTATGAATCAAGCTTTACAAAGTGTATCTCTCACCCTTAATAATTCTAAATTATCAGTTCAAACTCAAGATATCCTTCCTGTATATCTCAAACAATTCCAACAAAAATTCTTAAGCAAAAATTGCCAAATGACACCTTCCTATGTTGATAAATATTTTGGTAAAGTATCTGGTGCTGTAGATAATGATGGTGCTGGTTCTTATATGTCTGGTATTGAAAGTGCTGAAAAAGACAGTGATACAGCTGGACGCTTTAACGAAGATTTTACAGTAGAGGTATATTTAGGAAGTGTAGCTGTAGCTAATTTAAGAACACCTGACCCTGTCACTGGATTATACACTATTACAAATAGTACAGCAAATGCATCAACTGTAATTGTTGTATGTAGTGTAACTGTGAGTGAGCCCCTACTTGGTCTTCCTACCGCAGTTATGAAAGAAGATGAATCAAATTACCTTGGTATTAACAATTTGGAATTATTATTACAATGGAATGATATGAGAAATGTATTTAATATTAGTGGTTCTCGTTTATGGAAATCTTACGCTGGTGATAGAGATGAACGTTTAGTTCTTGATAAACAAGCAAACCTTAACTTAAAATATATGTCTCTTCATGCATCTCAATATGCTAAATTAAACTCTAAAAATATTCTTCCTTATGATGAAATGGTATGCTACAAAAAATTATTCACTGGTTCAGATACAATTACACAACAACTAACTGACGTTATCTCTATGCGTCAAATCCCTGATAAAATCTTTATCGTAGTAAGACCACAATACCAAAGCCAAAAACCACAGTTTTCTAATCACTTATGCTTTCCAATTACTGGATTAAATATTACATTTAACAACGTCTCGGGGCTTTTAACATCATATCGCCAAAAAGACCTATACCAAATGAGCCGCAGAAATGGATCTCAACAAACATGGGCTGAATTTTCTGGTGAAGTTAAAAATAAAGGTGGTGTTATATCTGCTGGAATCGGTAGTATTATCTGTATCAATCCGATAACTGATTTGGGACTTTCGGATTTCCTAACAAGCGGAAGCCTTGGGCAGTTTTCATTCCAAGCAACTGTAGATTATCAAAATATTTATGGTCATACATATGGCACAGGAACAACCTTGACAACTGCAGATCAGTTTCAAGCTTGTGAAATTGCTACCATTTGTTCATATGGTGGAATTCTTATTAATGATAAAGGTAGCAGTTCTACTATGTCTGGTCTTCTTACTAAGAATGCTGTGTTAGAAGCCAAAAGTGGTGGATCTCCTTCAATTGACTACGAAGAATTATCTGAAATGACTGGTGGTAACTTTTCCAAAATGGGTATGACTAATATGAAAGATCTTTTTGGTAAAATGGGTAAAATTAGAAATGCAGGAAAACCAAAATTGGAAGATGTATTTAATAAAGTATCTTCCGGAAGTAATATTCAAGATAAATTAAGCAAATACATGTAAATGATGATTTCTAATAAAATTAATATATAAGAATTTCAAATAAAATTAATATATAAAGTAATATATATATAGATAATGAAAGGTTATAATGATATGAATACTAATGCACCACATCCGTTTGTTACTGAAGGAAGTATTGTATTAAGTGGAGCAGGTAGAAAACCACAAAGAAATAAAATGTGGGATAATGAAAGGCATTCAATGCCTTCAATAGGTCAGTTTGAAATAGATCAACAAAAAGTAAGAACAATGGATATGAAACCGGAAGATTGGGCTAGAATGAGAAAATATAGTAACGGAAGAAAAACAATAGGAAGAATGCCAGTAGATCAAGGTTATTATGTTGATTTACCTAGAAGAAATGTATTAAAAGGTGCTGGTATGGATTACGATAGTGATAGTGATATGGAAGGAGCTGGTTTTTTTGATGAAGTAAAAAAAGGATACAACAAAACCAAAAAATTCGTTGGTTCTGAAACTGGTCAAAAATTCAAAAAGGCTTTGATGGAAGACAAAGCTTTTATGAAAGAATTTAACAAAGCTAAAAAACAATTAATGGATTATCAAAATGGAGTTAGAAAAACAAAACCGGGTAAAGCTGCTATGATTATTTTAGAACAAAGCGGTGTTATCTCAAAAATTGAAGATGAATTTAAAGGAGGTGTTAATAGACTGAAGAAGGCTAACCGCTGGCGTGATTTCAGTGATGACACTTTAAGAAAAGGTATTGATACTGGTAGATATGGGTATGAACAATACAGAGAGGCTGTGTATCCGGTTCAAACAGAACTTAAAAACGCTGCTAAAAAAGGGATAAAAGGATTTACTAAAATGTTTGGTGGTGCTCAATCTCCATGGATTGGATTTGTAAAAGAATTTAGTCAAAAACACAATATACCATATAAGGAAGCACTTTCTAAGGCTGGACCTGCATACAGACAAATAAAATCCCAAATGTAAATAGATTATACTAATTAATATTATTTTGATATATATCAATAATATTAATTATTCTTTGATATAATTGTTTAGAGCTGTCCCTAAACTTGTTGACATATCTGCCACATCGTCTTTTAACTCTTCAATCACGTTAGAATATTTATTTGATAAATACATATTCCTTAACATTGAACTGCCTATATTTTTACCAAATATTTTATTTAATATTCTGGTGATTTCTTGACTTTTTTCAATTGGTTCATTATAGAATGATTTCAAAAAATGCACATCATAATTCTTATTTTTCAGTTTTGATTTTTCTGGATGGTTATTAAGATATAGTTCTATTACTTTCATTAGATCATCTTCTATAGGAACAACAACTTGGTTATATTTACCTTGTGTCTTATAATTATTAAATACAAATTGACCTTTTTTCATATCAAGATAATTATACTTATCATCATTCATATTATTTGATATTTTCATCAGACTATAATCAACATTACGTCTTGGAGGATGAAGTGTATATAACGAAAGCACCACATAATTTAATAAGTTGTTGTAATCTTCTTTATTTCTTACTCTTTTAACAACTTTTGATTTTAGATCTTTACTTATTTCATTTATATTATCATTTGATAACCAATTTTCCATCTGTTTCTCACTCTTTTCGGTTCTTACTTTTAGTTGATTATTAAAATTAGAAAGAATTTCAAAATACATGTCATAAAGATTATGATGCTTAGAATTTTTTAAAACTGTGCATATAGCTATAATATAACTACGTTGTGTTGTTGGTTTATAATCTTTTATCATATTTAATATTTGTTTTGGTTCTTTCAAAAAGTTAAAGTTGGTAATAGGCATATCGTTATTTAGTTTCATCAGATTTCTGGTATATAATTTTTTAGAAGAATCACTTATTGGTTTATCTCTTTGTTCAAATACTTTATTTAAAAATTCCATTATATATATAATCTACATTAAAAAATATTCTTAAACTTAAATATTACCGCAATTCGTCAAAATGTCTTAATATAATTACAAATTGCGGTAATATATATATATGGGTTCTAGCAAATTAAAACATATGTTTAATCATATCATATAAATCCATGTCTTGTTTTTTGTATCTCATACATTGAAATATACTTTTATAAATAAACGAGTAAATTCTCGCTTTTGACCATTGCTGTGGTGATAATCTTTTACTTGCTCCTTTTCTCAAATCACTATTTTTACTAAAATCCTTTAATCTTACTGAACCTAAATTTGTATTATATGCACCTTTTCCTCTTTTCTCAACCTCTTTCAATATCTTAATAGGTATTCCTGTTATAACTTTTAATTGATTTAGTGTATGTTCTGTGTCTTCATCTA